GCTTCTTATCTTCAAAACTTCTCTGTCTCTGCTCAAGAGACAAGTCCACGAGGAGTCTTCTTCAAGCCTGATGGCCTAAAGATGTATATTGTAGGGGTTAGTGGACAAGACGTTAACGAATATGACCTATTATAACCACGAACAGAAAGGACTGACACAATGTTCGTCAAACTAACAAACGGCCAGCCTGACCAATTCCCTTACAGTGTCGGGCAATTTCGCCGTGATAATCCGCAGACCAGCTTCCCGAAGGTTATCCCTGACGAGATCATGCGCCGCTATGGCGTGTATCCTGTGGCTGAGTTGCCGAAGCCTGACTTTGACCCGCTGGTGCAGACGCTCAAGCGCGATGCCATGCCTCACAAGGAAGTCATCCGGCTGAAGACCGAGGAAGATGCAACCGATCCTGTCACTGGTGAGGTGGATCAAGCGCAGGTCGGGCAGCCCATCTACGGCAACGAATGGCTTGTGGGCTACACGGTTGAGAACAGGCCGCAGGATCAGGCAGAAGATGCTGTCAGAAACCAGCGCAACCGCCTCTTGGCCGACACCGACTGGATGGCTCTGAGCGACAACACCATGACGCCAGCTTGGGCATCGTATCGTCAGGCGCTTCGTGATATACCAACACAAGAGGGTTTCCCCTACTCGGTCGTCTGGCCCGCTAAACCGGAGTAAACGATGCTTGGCTTCAACCCTCTAGCTTCTGCGCCCCTTGCGGATGATGGGGGAATTGTCGTCTACGAATTGGTCGGCAATAACATCGTCACGAGCAATCCTGTTGTTGGGTCACCCGCGATTGCTCAGGTTCACGACCTTGCTCTTACGGCTATCACTACAGGTCAACCGACTGTCGGTAATAGCACTATTGCTCAAGGGCATGACCTTGCTCCCGTAGGTATCACAGCTGGTCAGCCTGTTGTCGGTGCTTCCGATCTGGCCCAAGAACACGATCTTGTCCCTGTCGCCATTACTACGGGTCAGCCGACCGTTCCGGGCATCACCATGTCCGAGGATGAGACCTTTAACGCTGATCCTATCACGACTGCCAGCCCAGTGGTCGGTGCATCCAGCATCACTCAAGAGCATGATCTTGCCGCAGATGGCTTGGTGGCAGGATCGCCGACGATCCAGTCATCAACGGTTGTTCAGGATCACGCGCTATCGGCAACGTCAATCACGACGGGCCAGCCTGTTGTAAGCTCGCCCAGCCTCATCGAGACAACCGGCCTTACCGGCGACGACATTGCCACAGGCAACCCGACTGTTGGCGCTTCCAGCATCGAGCAGGAACATTCCCTCGCGGGCAATGGTATTACTACGGGTCAGCCGACCATTCCCGGCATTACGATGTCCGGGGATGAGACCTTCAACGCAGACCCGATCACGTCTGGTATTCCCACGGTGGGGTCTGCCGATCTAGCACAAATTCACGATATTGTGCCAAATGGCATCACTACGGGTCAGCCTGTCATTGGCGCGTCCAGCATCGCGCAGGTTCACGATCTAACAGCGGCCAACATCACGACTGCGCCGCCGACTGTCAGCGAAGCATCGGCGCAGATCACGGTTCTGATAGACGTTGACGGCATCACTACGGGTCAGCCGACGCTGGGTGCCTCCAGCATCGCCCAGGTTGATGGCCTGAACGCGCAGACGATCACCACGGGCGCGCCTGTTGTCGGCGCTGCGCAGATCGTCGTCATCTACGCCTTCGACGCGGTGGCGATTACCACGGGCAATCCTGTCGTGCCTGCGATGTTCATCAACGCAAGCCGCCGCCGTGAAGTGCATGTTTCTGCACTATCAAATAGCGTGGCAGTGGTGACAGATGGGACAAACTATAGTATTTTAACCGAGAACACGCCAAATAATGTCGTTGTTTCTGAAGCCAATGAGGCCGCATAATGCCGTTTTATATTAAACAAAATGACACCAGTCCGGCAATGCTGGCAACGCTGCAAGATGCAAATGGCAATGCGGTTAATTTAACAGGATCATCTGTTCGCTTTCACATGCGCCTCATTGGGAAATCAACCGTAGTAGTTGATGAGACAGCTACAATTGTCACGGCTTTATCAGGCGTTGTGAGATATGATTGGTCAGAAAATGACACAGAAAAAAAGGGGTCGTATCAAGCTGAATTTGAGGTCACTTACGCTGATGCAAGCATAGAGACCTTCCCGAACGATGGCTATATTTCAGTTGTTATAATTGACGATGTAGCATAATGCTCCGTAAGCCTGCATTCATCAGTCATAGCCGAGAGCGTGAGGCGCAAATCCAGAGCCGAATGCTTGACGTTCTGGAACGCCGCTTTCGCCGCCAGATTGCCGAGGCAATCGCATCGCTTGACTGAACCATACTTTGCAAGTTTGCAGACCTGTGATATATTGCATGCAAATTTGCAAAGTGAGGGCAGACATGCCGACACCTCAATCAAGTGAAACCCGCGCCGACTGGATCAAGCGTTGTATGGGCGATGCAGAGCAGGTGCGCGACTTTCCAGAAATAGACCAACGCTTCGCTGTTTGCGTTTCCAAATGGGAAAGCAAGGACGGCGGCGAACCGCTGGAAACCAAGCTGGCATTTCTTGAGATTAAGATTGAGGATAAAAGCGACGACTACCTTACAATCTCTGGCTACGGCTCAGTCTTTGGCAACAAGGACAACGGCGGCGATATTGTCATGCCTGGCGCATTCAAGGAGTGCATCGCCAAGGGCCGCAAGCCGAAGATGCTTTGGAACCACGATCCCGCACAGCCGATTGGTGCATGGGATCAAATGCGTGAGGACGAAAACGGCCTATTCATGAAGGGCCGGATCAGCCGCAAGGGTAAGGCTGGTGAGATTGCCGATCTGATCGAAATGGGCGGCATCGAGGGCCTGAGCATCGGCTATCGCACGCAGGAATACGAAATGGACATGGACGCTGGCGCGCGCAAGCTGACCAAGCTGGACCTATGGGAAACATCCGTTGTCACATTCCCCATGAATGAAATGGCCAACATCTACGCGATGAAGGCCGAAGATATGACGCAGCGCGATCTTGAGCGCGCGTTCAAAGATATGGGCCACTCGAACCGCATGGCGAAGGCTATGGCTGGTGGCGCATGGAAGGCACGGGCGGAGGTTCTGCGGGACGCAGACACGCCTGATCCTGAGCTGGTTCAACGAGACGTTGACGAACTCAAAGCCCTGCTCACTGAAACCCTGAAAAACATAGGAGGCACTCGTGTCTGATATTCAGGAAATCAAAGGGCTGGTCGAGAAGATCAACCCGACGCTCGTTGAACTCCGCTCGGAGATCGACGCGCTGAAAGCCGACGCTCCGAAGGACGTCGTGACCGAAGAAAAGCACCAGAAAATGGCCGACGACATCACCGCCAAAATGGCGGAGATGCAAGCCAAGCAGGCCAAGCTGGAAGCTGCAATGCAGCGCCCCGGCGGCGAAGGCAAAGGCACCGACGCAGAAGTCGAGGCCAAGCATCGTGACGCCCTGCGCGAATACATGGCTTACGGCACACTGCCGACTGGCTTCAAGGCCGGATCGGAAGGCGTCGAAATCAAGGCCATGTCCACCGACGTAAACCCGGACGGCGGCTACCTCGTGCGCCCGGAACTGTCGCAAACCATCGTCTCGCGCATCTTTGAAACGTCGCCTCTGCGCGGTGTTGCAAACGTTGAGCAGACCGGCGCAAAGTCCATCGACATCCTGATTGATGACGATGAAGCTGCCGCACGCTGGGTCGGCGAAGGTGCATCGGGCGGTCAGACGGACACGCCGCAACTCGGCCAGAAGGTCATCGCTGCGCACAAGATCGAAGCCGATCCGCGCATGACGACTGAGATGATCGAGGATGCCTACCTCAATGTCGAGGCATGGCTGGCTGGCAAAGTCGCCGACAAGTTTGCACGCACGCAAAACACCGCGTTCGTCAACGGCACGGGCGTCAACCAGCCTCGCGGCTTCCTGACCTATCCGGCACAGGCGGTCTCGGGAACCTATGAGCGCGGCAAGATCAATCAGGTCAACATGGGCACGGCTGCTGCGCTGAATGCCGACGGCCTGATTGAAGTGCAGAACGCACTCAAGGAAGCCTATCAGCCTGGCGCAGTCTGGGGCATGAAGCGCACCACCTTCGGGGCGGCGCTGCAACTGAAGGGGAACGACAACTACTTCTTCAGCCCGGTCCTGCTGGCCAATGGTCAGGCAACGATGCAGCTTCTCGGCAAACCGGTCATCTTCATGGATGACATGCCCGCCGTCGCTGCAAACGCGCTGAGCATTGTCTATGCCGATTTCTCGGTAGCCTACACGATCCTCGACCGTGTTGGCCTGCAAGTGCTGCGTGACCCCTACACCAACAAAGGCTTCGTGACCTACTACACGACGCAGCGTGTTGGCGGAGATGTGACCAGCTTCGACGCAATCGCCATCGGCAAAGTGGCAGAGTAAGGAGGCTATGAACAATGGCTGTTTTTGACACCCGCAACGATGCCGAATATGGGCTGGCGCTGAGCGCCACCCTTTCCGGCACAACCCCTTCGGCTGGCGACTGGATCGACATGCAGGGCTGGCAGTCGGTGACCTTCACCGTCTCGACCGGCACTGTCACCGATGCAGGCACGGCCTCGGGCTTTTCGTTCGAAATTCAGGAAGGCGATGACACGACCGCAGCAGGTGCTACGGCTGTGGCTGATGCCGACCTGATCGGCCTCGAAAGCGCGCTGACCGTGACCTCTGACGATGACGACAACGTCATGGTCGGCAGCATCGGCTATATCGGTTCCAAGCGATACGTTCGCGTCGTGGCAACCGGCACGACCGGCACCAATGCCGCAGTCACCGTTCACGCCATCAAGCGTGAAGGCTCGAACATGGGGACGGCGACCATCGACAGCGGCACCGCTGCGACCTAAAACAATGGCGGGGCGGCTTCGGTCGCCCCGTCCTTTCATAAAAGGGGAACGGCATGTCATCGAATATACCGTGGGACACCATCCCCGACGCCACCGAGGACAACAAGCGTGCAGCCGATATGCTCATCCGCATGGATGACGGCCAGGAGCGGCGCACAAAATACGATGGTGGCTGGATGTATCTGGCTGATAGCGTTCACACATCCGACAACAAGCAGGCCGTGACGGCTGATACGCTGACGCATGTAACCATTGACGGGCTGGCAGATGGCAGCACAACAGACTTTCGTCGCGGCGTGCCGCTGGACGTGTTTGGCAACAGCACGATGCAGCCGCTTGCCACTGGCGAGACATACGAAATCAACCTGACATTCCGAGCATCCAAAGCAACATCGACAGACACATTCGTTGAGGTCGACGTGGGTATTGGGTCCGATTATAGCACGATCATCGCTCGAGATCGGCGGGCGCTCACCAAGGGCAGCGGCATCGAGGACTTCGTGTTTTTCAACGGCACGCTCTTTGCCACTGAGCCATTCACGCGCTATGGCGCGCGGTTCTTTCTAAACGCCTCCGAAAATGTTAGCATCTGGGACAAGGCAATATTTTTGCAAAGGACGCATAGCCCGTGACGACTGAAATCAAGATGCTGCGCACCGTTCCCGTCTCTCCCAATGGCCTCATCGTTGAGACTTGGCAGGCCGGTTCTGTTCATATCGTCAGCGACGATCTTCTGCGTGCGCTCATCAATATGGGCGCGTGCGAGATTGCGACAAAAGCAATGGCCGCGGCACCGGAAAACAAGGCCGAGCCGATCAAACGTAAGCGCGGACGCCCGAGAAAGGTGCAACATGACTGACAAGCAGATTTTGACGACAGCCCAAGCCGTGCTTGATGCCATCAAGCCGCGTTGGCGGCAGATTGATAAAGCTAACAAGGCTGCGCTGCTCAAGGAAGTCAAAGCGGCAATCAAGGCATCGATGCCAAAGGATGAGGCCGATGAGGTTCAATCGTAAATCAGTCTATGTCACCACATCGGCAGACAGCCCTGCGATCAGCACGGCTGATATGAAGACGTTTCTGCGCGTGGATACCGCAGACGATGATGCCGTCATCGCTGCGTATGTGACAACCGCAACGGAAGCGGTAAAGCAATATCTGCGGCTTGCCCTTCTGACCGAGACATTCGTTTTCAAGGCTGACGGCTTTGCCTACGCGGGCGCTGATGATCGGCTCTTGGCGCTTGGTCCAGGCGTTCACACGGCAAGCGTGCCTTATGTTTTGGGCGGCGGCGAAACGCTCGATCTGCCATTTCCGCCGCTGCAAAGCGTCACCAGCGTTGTCACCTATGATCGAGGCAACAATGCCAGCACATTCAGCGCATCCAGCTATCAGGTTGATCTGCAAAGCGGGCGCATTTATCTGAACGAAGGCGAGGTCTGGCCGTCTGATCTACGCGCGCAGGATGCCGTTCAAGTGACATACGTTGCGGGCTACGGCAGTGGATCAATTCCTGATCCGATCTTGCAGGCGATCCGCAGTTATGTCGAACAGCTATACGATGGCTGCGAAGGCATGACGGATGAGATCAAGCGGCTTCTCGCGCCGTATCGCAGGGCAGACGAATTAGCATGGTAAAGTGCTGCTCCAAATACAATGCGCGCCAGCTTAAAAGCCGCATCGTGATCCAGCGCAAAGCGCAGGCCAGTGATGGCATGGGTGGCTGGACCGAGACGTGGAGCGCAGGGGACGACGTATGGGCGCTGTGGAAGCCCATGAGCGGCTCCGAGCGGGTGCAGGCCATGCGAGTGTCGCCAAGCCTGTCAGTGCGCGCCGTGATCCGCTTTCGTGGCGATGCAGAAGGCGCGCCATATTACAGCGCAGCGGATCGCGTGACCTATCGCGGGCGCACCTACAATATCACGGCGGTGATTGATGTGGATGACGCGGGCGAATGGCTGGAACTGATGCTGTCCGAAGGTAGTCCGTCATGAGCCGCGTGGAGATCAAGATCGAGGGGCTGGATGATCTGTTCGCCGATCTCAAGCGGCTCGGCGAAATCAGTGATGATTTGATTTTGGACAGCATAAACGATGTTGCAATGGACACGCAGCAAGAGGCTGTCCGGGGAATTCAACGTGGTCCGGCCAGTGGGCGGACATATAAGCGAGGGACAGCAACGCACACCGCTTCCGCGCCGGGGCAATTCCCAATGAGCGACACTGGGCGGCTGGCAAGTAACGTGGATATGATCTTGGCAACGCCAGCCAAGCTATCGGCCAAAGTCGGCACGAATATCATCTACGGCGCTTATCTTGAGTTTGGCACCAGCCGAATGGCTGCGCGTCCGTGGCTTGAGCGCAGCTTCCGCAAGGCCGCAGAAGGCGTAGCCAAGGAACTCAAGGCCAAGCTGGAGGCGCGGCTATGAGTTTCGAGACTGTCGCCCAAGAAATCGTGTTCGATGCGCTGAATGGCAACATCACGGCTGGCGTTTATGACGATGTTCCATATTTGCCGGAGGGAATGCCGCGCGAGAACTTCCCCTATGTCGTGATCGGCGATGACAGCACCGCGCCGTGGGATACGGACGACACGCTTGGCAAAGAGGTAACATTGGTCCTGCATATCTGGAGCCGCACGGCGGGCTTCAAGCAGACCAAAGCGATCATGGGTGAAATCTACGACATCCTCAATCGCGGCAGTCTATCCAAAGCGGGTTATAATGTGGTAGACTGCTTGTGCGAGTTTTCGGAAACCCTGCGTGATCCCGATGGCGAAACCCGTCACGGCGTCATGCGCTTTAGATTGACGATCCAGAAGGAGACATAACATGGCTGGATTTAACGGGCGGTCACTGACCATCGACTGGGACGCAACGACGCTTGTCGGCGTCCGCACGCGCGGCATGACCAACACGAACGAAATGGTTGATGTAACCACGGATGACGACAGCGGATGGCGCACCTTGCTGGCCACGCCCGGCATCAAGTCGGTTGAAGTCACTGTCGGCGGCATTTCGTCGGACGAGGTTCTGCTTGCCGAGTTTTACAACGCATCGACCACCGGCGAGACGCTCAAAGTTGATCTGCCGTCATCGCTGGCTTCGCCCGGCAATGTCAGCGGCACGTTCCATCTTGCCTCGTTTGAACTGACCGGCGAACACGATGGCGCTGTTGAATTCTCGGCTACGTTCCAATCGAGCGGCGCAGTCACTTACACCGCATCTTCGGCATAAGGTGAGATATGCGTAAACTGAAGGCATCGCTTGGCGGTCACGAACTGGAACTGGCGGCTACATTCGGGGCGGCAGCGGATTTATCAGAACAAGTCGGTGATCCGCTTGCCATCGCCCGCGAGGCGCAGCTTGAGGCCATGCTGTCAGGTGTCGGGCAGGTGTATCACCCGAAGTGGCAGTTCACCGTCAAAAATGTGCCGACGATCCTCTACATCGGCCTGAAGGCCGCTGGGCGCGACATGTCTCTGGAAAAAGTTCAGGAGATGGTGGTTGAGAATGGCTTCCTTGAGGCCAAGACCATTGCGCTGGACTACATCGCCATGATTGTCACGCCGAAGTCGCAAGAACTGGACAGCAAGGATGGTGATGCGTCGTCGGGGGAGTAACGTGGGCCGCTTTTGAGCGCGGCGCTTATCAAGCGGCCCGGTCGTGGGGAATGCAGCCGAGCGAGTTTTGGGCGCTACCTGTTTGTGATTGGTGGGTGGAACTTGATGCCAAGATCAAGGAGAACAAACGGATTGAGGAAATAACGAAGGGCGGCGCTTCGCGGGGCGGCTTTTCGGAAGCTGAATGGGCCGATGCAAGGGCCAGGCACAAGGCGAAGATGAATGACGGAACTCGCAGCCCTTAACGTAAAGATCAATGGCGACAGCGCCGATCTGCAATCTGATCTGGCAAAAGCCAAGACACAGCTTGCCGGTTTTGAGGCACAGGCCAATAAAGCCAATCGAGGGGCAGCGGGCTTTAGCGGTGGCTTGGCGAGGTTGGGCAATGTCTCCGGCTCAACCCGCGCCAAGATACAAAACACGTCATTCCAGCTTCAAGATATCGCAGTCCAACTTCAAAGCGGCACGCGGGCCAGCACCGTATTTGCGCAGCAGCTTCCGCAGTTGCTTGGCGGCTTTGGTGCAGTCGGTGCGGTCGCTGGTGTCTTGGCGGGCGTTGGTATTCCGGCGCTGGCGTTTGCCTTTGCGGCGGCGGGGGATGAGGCGAAAAGCCTTGATGACGCACTTGATGAAATGATTTCTTCATTTGAAAGATTGGCGGAAATCCAATCTTTGGCTGGTGCATCAAACACAGAAATCGCAAAGCAATTTGGCGGCGTAAGTGATGAAATCCGCGATCTGATAAGATCGCAAATCGAACTTGCTGAACGCAATGCGGTGGCTGATTTTGAAAATATCAGCATCGTCTTGAAAAGCATTCAGGGCGATCTTGGGGATGCCGTCGCCGCATTTGATCGGTTTGGTCAGACTGCTGGCACGCGGTTTGAAGGTGCAAAGGCCGCTGTTTCAGGATTTGACCCAATTGTTCAATTGGCTGCAAAAGCGATTTCTGATCTTGGGGATGGATCAGAGCGAACATTTGAAGAAATGGCAGACGCGACCGCAAATGCGCGGCGGGCATTAGAGGCGCTTAACGATCCGACATATGATGCGCAAATCTCTCAATTGAACAGAATTGAAACGGCACTTCGTAAAATTACTGCGGAAGCAGATATTGCATATGGCGCTCTATCAGATTTGAGCGGGGAATTCCAAGCAGCAGCAGCGCGCAGGGGCGTTGAGGCTGGGGCAATTCCACCAGAAGCGCTTGCGGACCTTCCGATGACGCCGGGCCAAGAGGCTCTTGAAAAAGTTTTCTCTCGCCGCAGGACTGAAAGGGATCGAGCGGCAAGAACTTCTGGCACTAGAGGCGGCGCGCGCACCAACCCCCTCATCGCCCAGCTTGAAAGCGTCCAGGTGGCTCTGATGACGCAGGAGGAGGCGCAGATTGCATCCTTTGAGCGGCAGCAGGAAACACTGCAACAGGCGCTGGAGCAGCGGCTACTGACGCAGCAGGAATACAATGCGCTTATGGAAGAGGCGCAATCCAGACATTCCGACCGCATGACCCAGATTGACGTGTATCGGTATGGCACTGGTCTGGATAAGGCGGGCCAATTCTTGGGTGATATGGCCAGCGCCTTTCAAGGTGGGAATGAAAAGATGTTGCGCATCGCCAAGGTCTTCGGGGCGGCGCAAGCATTGATCAGCGCATGGCAAGGCGCGGCAGAAGCCCTTAAATTGCCATTCCCTCAAAACTTGGCGGCATTTGCAAAGGTTCTGGCCACTGGTCTCGGCGCGGTTCAGGCTATCAAGGGGGTGACGGCTGGAAGCGGCGCAACAGGTGGCGCAGCCGGTGCTATAGGCGGCACAGCAGCAGCAGCAGCGCCAGCCGCTCCGTCCGTTTCCCGCAACGTGGCGATCAGCTTGACCGGCGGCGATATCTTCAGCCGCGATCAGGTGATCAATCTGATCAATAGAATAAATGAGGCCGTCGAGGACGGTGCTGTGGTGAGGTTGGTATGACTGTCATATTCGAAGCCGGATACACCCTGCCGGGCGGCGATGAGCCTCTGACCCATGCGCGGATCGCCCACAGCAACAACTGGCTGAGCGGCGGCACGGCAAGCGCCAGCAGCACGGCCACTGGCTACGACGCAGATGCTCCGCTCAATACGCTGACCTATGAACGCTGGAAGCCAACAGCGCTTGCTGCAACGTGGGCCTATGACCACGGAAGCGCGGTTGAATGCGATTATGCCTGCATCGCGGCGCATACGCTCAATACGGAAGGCTGCACGATCAAGGTGCAATATTCGACCGACAATATATTATGGTTTGATCTAACAGCGGCAACGGTCATCGCGGATGACAGCCCGATTTTTGCCATCTTCGAGCCGGTGACTGCGCGTTATTGGCGTATCAATATTACGGCTGGCACCAATGAACCCGAGATCGGCGTTATCAAGTTCGGCGCGGCCTTGCAGATGGAACGGCCTATCTATGGCGGACACAGCCCGATCACACTGGCGCGGCAGACAATCCTGCGCAGCAACTATTCGGAGACGGGCGAATATCTCGGGCGAACAAAGCAGCGGACATATCTCAGCACGTCATTCGCTTGGAACAATCTCACCGCAGCATGGGTGCGATCAAACTGGCCCAGCCTGCAAACGGGCATTGAGGCCGAGCCGTTCTGGATTGCATGGCGTCCGAGTAGCTTCGGGGAGGTGGGTTTCTGCCAAGTTGATGAGGTGCCGATCCCGCAGAATAGCGGTATCCGAGATTTGATGAGCGTCAGCATGAATGTGAGGGCGCGCGGGTATGACTGAAACCACGCCAGGCCGCGAGCCAATTCAGATCGTTGAAATCAAGCAGCCGCTTTGCGAAAACGAATTCGGCGTCAGCCCTTGCACGGCTACAGGCACGGCAGACACCAAGTGCTACAATACGCGAGCAACTTGCCAAGACACGGCGAACTTTGCCCTTGGGACGCCGCTCAGCCTGTATTTCGGCAAAGGGCGCGTTGGTGAGCAGGGCTTGGCCAGCTACATCATTCCCAGCCTTGTCAGCGTCAGCACCAGCCCGACGCGGATCAATCTGGCCAGCGCCAATCCCGACGCGCAAGGCTTGGGCAATCGGGCGCTTTGCACGATTGTGTTTCAGGACCATGCGCACACTGACCGCATCGTTGATCCGTATGTGAGCGGTAGAAGCTGGAACCCGCTCGATGCGGATCGCGGTAGCTTCTGGACGCGCTGGCTGGTGCGCAACAAGTATCGGCAGAATATCATCATCATTGTTTACGAAGGATATGTCGGGCAGACATTGGCGGCGATGACCTCGCGGCAATATTTTCTGCAAGAAGTCATCGGTCCGGATAGCAGTGGCCGCGTCACGATCCGAGGCAAAGACGTTCTGGCGCGGCTTGAAGAGCGCAAGGCGCAGGCTCCCGTAGCCTCGCCGGGAAATCTATATACCGACATCAATGCCAGCGCGACCAGCTTCGAGGTGGCAAACGCCGTTGAGGCTGATTACGATGCGTCCGGCACGCTGCGCATTGGCGACGAACTGATGATCTACACGGGCCGCGCCACCAGCACGAACGGCATCGAGTTTACCGGCGTAACGCGCGGCACGGATAACACGACAGCCGACAGCCATTCGGCAGAGGATAACGTGCAGCAGTGCCTGCGCTATACTGATGAAACGCCCGACGATGTGCTGAATGATCTGCTCACGACGTATGGCGGTATTGATAGTAGCTATCTCGATACGTCAGGCTGGGCGACTGAGGTTGATACCTACTTGTCGCTTTACCGGGCAAATGCCCTGATCACCGATCCGACTTCAGTTGCCAAGCTGGTCTCGGATTTGCAGGAACAGATGCTGTTTTTCGTCTGGTGGGATGAGCGGGATCGGCTGGTCAAGCTGAAGGCCATTCGGGGTGTTGACGAAGAGCCTGCCACGATCACGGACAGCGCCAACATCATATCAGGCTCGATCAGCTTTACAGAAAAGCCACGCGAGCGGGCCAGCCAGGTTTGGGTTTACTATGGGCAGAATGACTTCATCGCCCAGCCGGATGACGCCGAGGCATTCAGCAATGCCTACATCATCGCCGATCTGGAAAGTGAAACGGATGAACTTTATGGCGAGCCATCCATTCGGAAGATTTTTGCGCAATTCCTGACCAGCCAACAGCTTTCGGCCAATACCGCATCAAAGATCATCACGCGCTATGTCGATGTCCCGAGCGAGGTCAGATTTCGCATGGACGCGAAAGATCGGTCTTACTGGATCGGGGACAACTTCTATCTGAGCCACTATCTCGATGTGGATCAGTATGGCGCACGGCGGCTTCGTCAGTGGACGGTGGTCAGCGCCGAGGAGATCGTGCCGGGCGAAGTGGTTGAGTATGTCTGCGAGGATACGACGCTTTATGGCCGGGTTTACTATATCATGGCCAGCGGCGCGGCGGACTATCCAGGATATGACAACGCGCCATTCAAGAACTGCTATATCGGCAATGCCAGCGGCTTGCTGAGTGATGGGCAAGGAGCCGGGAGAATATCATGACGACCTATACGACAATACCTGACGCAGATATTGATCAGGATAGCCCGGTAACGCAGCCGCTGATGTCGGCCTTGCGGGATAATCCGATTGCGATTGCAGAGAATGACGCGAGCGTGCCGGTGGCATTGCGGGCGCATGGACTTCAGGGAACCATCAACACGACAAGTGGGACGCTGCTTACGCTTTCGGGCATTGATTTGAGCAACTTTACTCACATGCTGGCCGTGTTTGATGGCGTTGATTTATCCTCCAACGCTGCGCGGGGCATAAAATTTGCGGGGGCAGCGGGCGCACTGGTTACATCAACTTCTGATAG